CCAACACCAACATGTCCACTGACATGAACGGTACCTCAGGCCCACAGCCTACAAGCGGCAAGGCTAAAAAGCGAAAGCAAGATGCACAGCGTTTTGGCCCAATGGATCCCAACAAGAAGCGTGCGCGAGGAGGACATAAGCTTCTTGTGAATAAAGATGATCAGGCGATCATCAAAAGATCTGAGCAACGCAAGTCCAAGCAGAAGAAGGAGAAGAAGCCCAAAGTTGAACCCAAGTACATGGAGTTCAAACAATCTTCATACATCTTCTCGTCCCATTTGCAGCACCGTAATGCTGCACCTAGGTTCTCTTACACCAAAACCGAAAAGGGACTTAGGCCAGTTGCTCCCGCAGCTCCTATGAATTTGAATGAGGAAGCGTTGCAGACGCTCAATAATATTTTCGTAGGACCCAATCGCCCCTTCGTGCGCACAATACCGAGGGGGCAAAACTCAAGTCAGACCCCTTTCATAAATCATGCCCGAAAAATGTTGTTGGGCGTGGTTGTGACTGACTTGGTGAATTCCACCCCCCCCGATGGAATTCTGCATGTTGCTATATTAGCTTCAGAGGAGTTGGTGCAACCCTTGGAAGCGATGGTGCATGCAATGCGCCCTGGTCTTAACCTGTATATAACCCATGTTGCTCGGGCACCGGTTAAGTTCAAGCGAGATCACACACATTATACCTTTACACAAGTCCATGACGATGGAAATGGCTTAAAGTTTGGGGCATAAAAGACATCTGTTTTCACCCAAACAAGTGGCATATACATCGGCACGCTCTTGGGTGATGTTAATAGTGTGGCATACTCCGTGATTCCCAGGTTAACCAGAGGCACTGTCCTTTATGACATCACATTCCGATCCGTGGTGCAACAAGGGGAGAGCATCGGAATGATTGGCAACCCACCGGAAGCCACATACAGAGGGGTCAGTTTAGCCTCCGTAAAGGAGGATCCACCATTACGGGGGGTGGTCCTCAGTTTTGGCACACACTCGCATCATGTGATGGACACGGCATCCATGTTTGCACACGCACCGCGTTCCCTGGCGGTGCTGAAGATCGGCAACGAAAAGTCCTCAGTTCTGTTCGGCGCTTTCATGTACTTCCTTGAAGACGTCGTCCAATG